CCGCGATCACTGGAACATGACCGAACAGGGTAAACTTGTCCGGGAGAATCCAACCCGTGCAGAGCAGCTTGCCAAGAGTGCAGGAACGAAGATTGGCGGCTTGAAACCGCCGGAGCGCAAGTAAGATAACGCGGGGCGCGGTGCTATGTTTTTAATGCTTGCATAATTATCGCGCCCCGTGTTATGTTCCCTATCACTTAAAAGCAAGACATGGTTCTTGCTCCTTACAAACCGAACGCCGGCCATGGGGTTTAGGCTTCGAGCTAGATAACTTGAAACCTTTTCTTATCAGGAGACTATCATGGCCGTAGGAACTACTCAACTCGCTGACGTTATTGTCCCGGAGATTTTCTCTCCGTATGTTCAACAGGTAACTCAGGAAAAATCACGCCTGATCCAGTCCGGTGCAGCCGTAATGGATCCGGGTCTCAGCACTCTGTTGGCTGGTGGTGGCACCACGTTCAACGAACCGTCTTTCCGCGATCTCGACAACGATGCTGACCGTGTATCCACGGACAACCCGGCAACCATCGCAGCGCCCAACAAGATTGGCACCAGCCGTGAGATTCAGGTTCGCCTTTCTCGTAACAACTCATGGAGCTCCATGGATCTTACTGGCGACTTGGCTGGTGCTGATCCAATGGGTGCAATTGCTGCCCGGGTTTCTAGCTACTGGGTGCGACGCTTGCAAGCTGCATTCGTTGCAACGGTCACGGGTATCTTTGCTGACAATGCAAAGGCTCCGGACGGTGGATTTGGTGACACCCATACGCAAGGCGACATGACCCATGATATCAGCGGCGTATTTGCTGATGGCGTTACGAACTTCAGCGCCGAAGCGTTCATTGACGCTTGCCTTACGATGGGTGACTCGCTTGGGGACTTGTCGCTTGTGATGGTGCATTCCATTGTTTATGGGCGTATGCAGAAAAACAACCTGATTGACATGATCCCGGATGCACGTGGTGAGATCATGATCCCGACCTTCCTTGGTCGTACGGTTGTCGTTGATGACGCTGTGCCTTTCAGCGGCGGTGACTTCCAGACTTGGTTGTTTGGCAATGGTGCGGTACGGGTTGCCATGGGATCGCCCAAGGTGCCAACCGAGGTTGATCGTGTTGCAGCGTCTGGCAACGGTAGCGGTCAGTCTGTCCTGCACAACCGCACCGAATGGATCCTCCATCCGGTTGGTAATGCGTTCCGTGCTTCTGCGGCAGCGGGTGGCCCGACCAATGCCACCACGGCGACGAACTTGGGTCATGAGGACTCTTGGACGCGGGTGTTCCCAGAACGCAAGCAGATCCAGATCGCTCGCCTCATCACTACTGAGTTCTAATTCAGGCGCTGCAACCAGCCCGCCCGGAGCTTTAACCCTCCGGGCGGGCCTTTGGAGAATATCACATGGCAAGGCTTGCACATAAGCGCCACCTTCGACACGGACAGCTTCGGCGGGTTCGGCGTTCTACACGCCTCTTGGGCTTCCTTGATGAGCGGCAGGTTGCACTCGCAACCACGGGTGCAGCGCTGGTCTTTGTGCGGGCTGGTAATAACTTTACAATCACTGCGCACGGTTTAGCCGCTGGTGCAGGGCCTTTCCTTGCAACCAGTGCAACCACGCTCCCCGCTGGGATTGTAGCGGGTCAATTCTATTGGATTCATAATATAGTTGACGTCAACACGGTGCAGTTAACCACGCGCAAGGGTGGACAGGCTATCAGTGCAGCTACCGACGACGGTACCGGCACGCATACCCTGACAAAAGCTGATTCAGACCCAGCAATCTACGAATATTTGAGGCAGAACGCTCCCGAGGTTCTACGGGATGCAACGGACGTGGACGACCTTTAAGGAATAAACATGAGCGAGAAAATCAATCAAGCGCTTGCGCAGCTCGACGTCGCAAACGACAACCATTGGACAGGCGATGGCTTGCCCCGTTTAGAGACGGTTAAGATGCTTGCAGGGGATCAGTCGATTACCCGCGAGATCCTTACCCAAGCTCGGCCCGGTTTCATCCGCGCTACGGCTGCACAGGCTGCACAGGCTGCACAGGCTGCACCCGCTGCACCCGTAGCCCCGGAACCCGTTGCGACCGCTGGTGAGCAGCTTGCGGCGGCTGGTACGCCTTCCGCGGTTGCACCCTCAACGGTTGTTGCTGCGCCCCCGGTAGCGGGAGCGGTACTTGACAATAATGACGAACTTGAGGCCAAACTTGCGGACCTGAAAGCACAGCTTGCTGACGAGGTGGCGACTGCACAGGGTTTGTCCGAAGACGTAGCAAAGGCAAGCGCAGCTTATGCGGGTCAAGTAAGGGTTATCGATGCGATCCGCGAACAGATTAACCTTATCAACCCAGCTAAACAGTCTGACGCGATCCGCGGGTATCTTAACCGGCAGAAGGCAGTGCTTCAGGAGCGTGGTGCGAAAGCACAGCGTCTCAAGGATTCCGGTATCAACCTGAAGGATATCCTGCCAACCCGCGCCCCAATCGACGTGGCAATGGGCCGCAAGACAGCCCGCGGCACAAAGCGGCCTGGCGCGTAACGTGAATGAGCACACCGCACACCATACGGAAGAAGCGGCGAGATAGGGCTAACGTCACCGCGTTTAAAACTCTGGTCGGTACACCTATTGACGGGGCTTTTGTACTCCCAGCGGCGGGACGAATATCCTTCGTCAGTGTTGCTGGTTGCCCGGCTGGAACAACTGCCGGAACCATTGTTACCTCCAATATACGAACTATTAAAACACCGCTCCTAGCTGCCGGTGGCAGGGTTGTTATTGACCACGTTGAACGCGCTGCAACCGTAACCCCTGAGTCTGGTTTTGAGGTACACCTTGACGTCGGTTTGGGAGTTTGGGGAAAAATTGCAGGAGGGTCTGACTCTGCTTATTATATCGATCCCTCCTACGCTGGGGGCGGTAATGACGGTTCTTATTCTGCTCCATGGACTAACTTTACACAAGTTAATTCGTTAACAGGGGACCTTGAAGGTCGGATTATAAGACTTAAGTCTGGGCAAATAATTTATGACGGACTTGCTTTAGGGCTTGCCACGAATTTTACTGTAGAAACTTATGGCGGCTCAGCTCGGGCAACGATTGATGGTTCGATAGCTGTTGCTTGGACATGGGTTAATCAACCAGGAACTGACTTGTGGTCAACCACTGGGTCAGGTGGCGAAAAAGCTGTCTGGGTTGGCGACCTTGCGTTCGAGCGGGCAAATTATGGACAGCTTTCTCCTAACCAAGTGCCTATGGATCGTTGTGAGCTAACGTATTGGTATGGCAATCATTCGGTTCACGCTGGTGGAGCTAAGCTATGGATCCATGCCCCATCCGGCATGGATATGATTGCAGAAACCGCCGCCGGTCGCGTTCGTACTACCTCAGAAACTTACGCGATGGATTTAGTGACGTGCGCAGCCGTTACTTTGAACGCTTTTGATATTCGACGTGGAAAGGACGGTGTACTCCGAGTTAATACCCATGGCGATGGGCTGATAATGAACGAGGTGAAATGCTATCAAAACGGCCTCGGGGTTAGCGGCCAGAACTGCGCAAATATCAAGGGCACTAGCGGCTCATATGCTCGCAACATCACAATTTCCGATTGTGAGTTTTCCGATAATTTTGCTGGGAGTAATTGCAACGGTACCGAATTTGGATATGTGGACGGTCTGCTGATTCAGCGATCCTATTATCGACGGCTGCTAGGCAACCCTGTAGAGTACTGGGAGACCGTAAAGAACTCCCGTGTAACCCGATGTAAATTCGAACATCAAGGCTCCAAGATTTTTTGGCTCGCCGATCCCAACCCTGGCGTATCTACCGGCCAGGAGCACGATAACAATCAGCTGGACAATTGCATTGTCCACTCGTCCGGAACCTACACCACTGATCTGACTTCTGACGCCCAGGGGCCAAACCTTCTAAACCAGGACGCTGGTACAAACACGCGCCTCTATCACAACACCGTGATCGGAAATACGATACAGCTCATACAGCTCCGGTCGGGGTCTCATGCTACTTGCAAGAATACGGTTACTGTTAAAAACAACATATTAGTGAAGCTGGCTGCGTATAACGACCGCTGGTTTATTCAGACGGTTAACACTCCAACGCCAGCTTTCTCCTTTGTGGATACATTCAGCGGCGCGAATAACGAGATCATCAGCAACAATAATCGGTTCTACTCGATGCGGAACGCTGACCCGACAATCTACAGGCTCGGTTATATCTGGGCCGGCGCGGTGGATCTTGTCGGGTTGACCAACTGGCAGGCGTTTGCTGGAAACCCGGACGCAAACAGTAGTCAAGGGGATCCCGCATTTGCCTCAATGTTCGGGACTCCGGCGCTTACAAAGGCAGTCGTTGGTTCGGTGACGGCCGGAACCTGGAGTATAACTTTCGCTAACGTAACTGGAATGGCTGTGGGAGGCTGGGTTGTGATCCCCACAGCAGCTCCTCCGCGTTTGTTAGTTTCACAAATCCGAGCTATTGTTGGAAACACAATATATGTTGAGATGAAGGTACCCGTGGCGATTAGTAATGGTGCTATCGCATCATACTATTCCTCATTTGACTATGATCTAACTCCCTCTGCAGTAGGCGTATTGAACGGCGGGGCTGGTAGTGCAGCGGATCCGCTGATCCCAACCATCGACTATTTTGGAAACCCGAGAAGCACAACGACGCCTGATGTTGGAGCTATTGAAGTAGCATAACCAAGGAGAAAATCCTAAATGGCATTTATAGTTGAAGACGGCACTGGACTGACGGACTCGAATTCGTTTGGTGCAGTAGTGGACGCGGATTTTTACTTTGCTGATCGGGGCAACGCTGCATGGACTGGGAGTGACACGCTTAAAGAGCAAGCGCTTGTCCGGGCAACCGATTACCTGAACAACCGTTTCAAGTTCCTTGGATGGAAGTATAACGAGGAGCAAGCGCTAGAGTTCCCCCGACAGTACACCTATGGCGGGGACGCGGAAATGCCGCCCAAGCTGCTACAGGCAACTTATGAGTATGCGGTGCGGGCACTTACTGCAACGCTTGCACCGGATGTCACAGTTGACGATCGTGGTTTGCAGGTTACAAGTAAGACCGAAATAGTTGGACCCATTGAGGAGTCGACAACGTACAGCGAGGGAGGGTCGATTATGCAGTTCCGACCCTACCCAGCCGCAGATATGCTGTTGCGCGGACTGGTGGACAATGTGCGGCGTGTGGTTAGATAATGGTTGACTATGTACGTTCACTGGCGCTAGCCCAAAGGCTTATCACCGCAAACGGCAGAACCGTTGCTGTGCAGAAGCTGAGCAGCACTCCAGCGGATGTCAATAAACCGTGGGAAGGTACAACCCTCCCCACGGTTGCCACTACCGTCTCGCCTAAAGCGGTATTCGTTCCCCATACAGGGGCAGGAGACCTCGGAAAGTATTTGGTGGATGAGGAGTTGTTGAAGCGGTGCGATCAGGTTGTTCTTATTGCTTACGATGGGACAAATGATTTAGGCACGTTCACACAGGTGCAGGATGGTGGATCGACGTGGAAGATTGTTTGGGTGCGGGAGCTTAAACCGGGCGACCTTACAATCCTCTATGCGATTGGTGTAAGTCGATGACGTTGCAGGAAGCACGGGACGCGATGCTTGGTGTCTTCAAGACATACTGGGACACAACGGGATTCACTGCACTTTATCCGGACGTCCCGGGTGCTGTACCGACAACTGACGTAGTGTGGGCCCGGGCAACCATTAAGCACGCATTGCGAAGGCAGAGCTCTTTGACTGGTGGGCTGGGACAGATTAAATACGAGAATCAGGGCATCCTGATCATACAGGTGTTTGCTCCGATTGGAGAAGGTTCGAAACGTGCCTATCAGTACGGCATGAATGTGGTACACGCTTATGAAGATGCACGCTTGGACGTGTGGTTCAGAAACGTGCATCTTAATGAAGTAGGCAACAGCGGCGCATTTGAACAGGTGAATGTCGTTGCTGATTTTAACTATGATGAGGTGAGGTAACATGGCTAACAAGGTCGACTCAAATTTTACGGGTCTGCGTTACGCTGAGGAGGAGTCCTTGGGCGTGCTACCCGGTACAGGTGGCGCTGATGCGGTTTGGCACCCGCTCGAGCCAAATTCTTACAACGATTTCGGCGGACAGATTGCAACGGTTGCTCGTAACCCTATCAACGCATCACGACAGCGTAAAAAGGGTGTCACAACCGACTTGGATGCGAGCGGTGGCTTTAACCAGGATCTAACCTTCAGCAATACGACACGTCTTTTGCAGGGGTTTTTCTTCGCAGACATACGTGGGCTGTTTAACACGCTACCCCTCAACGGTGCACAAGTAGTCATTACCGGTGTTCTTACCGCTGATGATAGTTATAACGCTGCGGCGGGTCTTGGAACCATTATTGCAGGTGATTTGCTGCTTGCGGAAGACTTTACAAACGCAGCTAACAACGGCATTAAGATTGCTGATGCTGGTTCCATTGCAACTGCTATCACGGTTGCTGAAAACCTTGTGGATGAAGTTGCTCCTCCCGCTGGTGCAAAGCTGCGTCTGATTGGACATCAGTTTGCAAGCGCTGACATTGACTTCAATGAGGAAAGTGGCGTAGGGCAGCTCTTGTCTACTGCTAATGTGCTGAATACGCTGGGTCTTAGCTTGGGTGAATGGATATTCCTAGGCGGTGACGGTGTCAATGAATCCTTTGTGAATAACATTGGATGGGCACGTATTGGTGCAATCGCATCGAATGGAAGTTCCATTACATTTGATAAGACGAGCTGGACTCCAGTTGATGAACTTGGTACCGGTAAAACTGTCAGAATCTTCTACGGTGATATGATTCGCAACGAAGAAGATCCGGCTAACATTGTTCGTCGCACCTATAACGTAGAACGTAGCTTAGGCGATGACGATAATGGAACGATGTCGGAGTATCTTATCGGTGCAGTACCTAGTGAGCTGACAATCAACGTTGAGCAGGCGGACAAGGTCACAATTGATCTTAGTTTTGTTGCAACCGACAACATTCAGCGCGATGGTACTA